TCGAGTATTCTTCTGAGAACTTTAACATGATGAAAGAGATGACTGATGTAGATGCAATGGTTTATACATTTGAAGCAGTACACCCAAAGTGGTCTTTTGTTAAAACTAACTCTAGAGGAATTGTAACAGAAGTTGCCGAAAAGAAACCCATTTCTAATATTGCAACTTGTGGGATTTATTGGTATAGAAAAGGTTCTGATTTTGTAAAATATGCAAAAGAAATGATTGAAAAGGATATAAGAGTAAATAATGAATTTTATATTGCTCCAGTATATAATGAGTTAATACAAGACAACAAAACACTTATTCCATTTTTTGTTCATTCGATGTGGGGGTTGGGAACACCCGAAGACCTAAGAGCATTTTTAGACAGATGATGAAATATTCTTTACTTATACAAGGTCCTCTTAATGCAACATCTCTTAATGCAATTGATAAATGTGGTTATGGTGAACAGGTTGACGAAGTTGTAATATCACATTGGTCGTGTGATAAAAACAAAGAAGAACTGTTACAAAAAATACCGACAGAAAATATAACCATTGTTGAATCCAAATTACCAGAAATACCTCTGGAAAATGGAGCCCATGATACTGCACATAATATGTGGTATGGTGTTTCCTCAACACACGAAGGATTAAAAAAATGTAAAGGTAAATTTACAATAAAAATAAGAAGTGACGAATATTATGAAGACTTTGGTCCATTAAAAGAACTATCCAAAAACAATCCAGACAAAATGATATTTGGAAATATTTTTGCTAAAAACTTTTCTTATTGTCCTTATCATATAGGCGACCATTTATTCGTAGCAAACACAAACAGGCTAAGAGAAACATATGAGTGGTTTACTGATGTATATGAAAATTACAAAAAAGAAGATGTTCCTTGGTGGATGTTCCAATCGTCGGCCGCAACAGAATCTGTTCTTGCTAGGTCATTTGTCCATACAGGAGAAACATCATCTGGATGGGAAAACTCTACAGAATCATTTTTGAAATGGTTTGAATGTATTGATATAAACAAATTAAAACCATACTTTGTGAGGTGGGGGCACGCCAATCAAGAATGGAATAGCGAAACAAATCCCTTTGTATGGCACATCACTTCTACAGAAGATATGATTAAATGATAATAATAGCACACAGAGCAAATCTAGAAGGCAGGAATTATGAAACAGAGAATCATCCAGACCAAATTCTCCGTGCTATAGAAGAAGGATTTCATGTAGAAGTTGATGCTTGGTTTGAAGATGGAAAATGGTATCTTGGTCACGATGATATGAAGTATGAAGTTAAACCTTCTTTCTTTTCTAGAGTCTTAAATCCTAATGAAGATAAACTTTGGATTCACGCAAAGAATCTAGAAGCAGTAGAACAATTACGGTTATCAGGTATGAATTGGTTTTGGCACGAAAAAGACAAAGTAACTATAACCAGTAGAGGATACATTTGGTGTTTTCCTGGCTATGAAGTTGATGGTGGAATAATGGTTGAGTTTGAACAAAAAACAGATAAAGATATTATTGGTGTTTGCACAGATAACCCAAGGAGATGGCAAAAATGAAACTAGGATTTACAGCAGGAAATTTTGATGTACTTCATCCAGGCTACATCTATACCTTTGAAGAAGCAAAAAGACACTGTGATAGGTTTATCGTATTTCTTCAACGAGACCCGTCAGAAGGTAGACATTCGAAGTATAAGCCAGTTATGTCTTATTACGAAAGATACAAGAGTTTAATGGCAATCAAGTATATTGATGAAGTGTATATGTATCAGAACGAAGAAGAACTTTATGAGTTAATTAAGTTCTTTGAGCCTGATATTCGTATCTTGGGCGAGGACTACATCGGAAAATCTTTTACTGGTGATGATTTGCCACCGAAAGTAATTTACACAACTCGCTGTCACGAATGGTCAACAACAAGATACAAAGATTTGATTACCATTCAAACTATCAAACAAAATCCAGACATTGTAAAAAAGGCATCAAAATGAATACTGTAATGGTTACTGGTTGTGCAGGATTTATCGGTAGTTATGTAGCCGAAGAATTTGTAAACGCAGGATACAGAGTAATAGGTATTGATATATTAACCTATGCTGGCAAGGAAGAAAATATGTCTTCGTTTATTGATAATCCTAACTTTATCTTTCATAGAATAGACATAAGAGTGCATAATGCAATGAAACAATTTGTTCAAAAAGAAAATATAGAATGGATAATCAATCTTGCGGCAGAAACACATGTAGACAATTCAATCCAATCTTCTAATGTTTTTATAGAGACAAATATTCACGGAACAAAAGGTCTTTTAGATGTCTGTAGAGAAACAGGAGCAAAACTCCTTCAGTTTTCTACAGACGAAGTTTATGGAGTTGCAGTCAACCGTTCATTTACAGAAAGAAGTAACCTCAACCCAAAGAACCCATATTCTGCTACGAAGGCGGCCGCCGACCATATGATTGAAGCATATCAAAATACTTACGGAACAGAACACATAATCGTTCGTCCGTCTAACAATTTTGGTCTTCGCCAACACGATGAGAAATTTCTACCAACCATTATTCGAAAACTAAAAGCAGGTGAAAAGATTCCTGTTTATGGTAAGGGAAATCAAATTCGTGAGTGGACACACGCAAGAGAAACGGCAAAGGCAACGAGATTTATATTAGAAAATTCTGAAACAAATCAGATATATAATATATCATCTGAATTCCATACAGAAAATATGAATGTTGTACAGATGGTGTGTGATATGTTAGGTATGAGAATAGAAGATTGTGTGGAATTTGTTCCCGATAGACCAGGTCACGACTTCAAATATTCAATCACACCAAGGAAACTAAACAACCTTGGCTACACTGTGTCTAGTAATTTTGAAAAAGAACTTAAGGAATTTATAGATTATGAATTTAGTAGCATACGGAACTAGACCAGAATGGATTAAACTTCAGCCCCTGATTAACATATTGAAGGAAAACCATCACGATGTTCGGGTGTTGTTTACTGGTCAACAAAAAGACATTGGTAAATTTGAATATGATGTCGCACTTGAAATTCCAGACAAAACCGACAATAGGTTAAATGATATTATTACTGCAATACTTACAAACACTCAAATTTACCTTGATGGTGTAACACATACTATTGTTCAGGGAGATACTGCTTCAGCATTTGCCGTTGCTTTAGCCTCGTTCAATAAAGAAATTCCTGTCTCACATATTGAAGCGGGACTTAGAACATATGATAGTTTAAACCCCTATCCAGAAGAATCGTATAGACAAATGATATCCGCAGTTACTACCTACAATTACGCACCAACACAAAATGATTTTGATAATTTGGTCCGAGAAAGAAAAAGTAATATTACTATAACTGGAAATACCGTTATAGATACCCTACCAGAATTAAGTACGAGAGAAGAAGATTTCATTCTTATTACAATGCATCGCAGAGAGAACCACGAAAAGATGAAAGAGTGGTTTCAAGAAATCGAAAAATTGGCAAATCATTATCCTTCTTACGATTTTGTATTGCCCCTTCATCCAAATCCAAAAGTTAAAAACGCCTCTAGTGTATTAAAAAAGGTGAATGTAATAGAACCTATGGAACACATTGAACTATTACACGCACTCACTAAAAGTAAGATGATAATTACAGATAGTGGAGGAATACAAGAAGAGGCTAGTTTCTATGGGAAGAAAGTTTTGGTTTGCAGAAAAGCAACAGAAAGACCTTCCCCAAACCAAATTCTTATCAGAGAACCAGAGGATTTATTTTCCTCCTTTGATATGATGTTAAATACACCTATAAATAATACAGTATGTCCTTTTGGTGTGGGAGATTCGTCTGAAAGAATATATTCTGTAATGAAAGAATACGATATTTTATCGTTTACAAATGAAGAACAACTGCTATAATAAATAGTATGGAGAAAACCTATGGCTAAACCAACAGTTACATTGTGTATGATTGTAAAGGATGAAAATCATCCCCACCTTTTAGAATGTTTAGACTCTATGAAGAGTCAGATTGACTATTGGGTAATCTGTGATACAGGTTCTACAGATGGCACACAAGAAATAATTAAGAATTACTTCAAAGAAGCAGGAATCAAAGGCGAACTTCACGAAATTCCTTGGGAAGGCTTCGGAAAATGCAGAACCAAATCAATAAAACTCTGTGATGGTAAAGCAGATTATGCTTGGGTAATTGATGCTGATGATAAACTAGATGGAACTTTTGAATTTCCTGAAGATGTTTTGTTAGATGCTTACTCCCTGAGAATTCAAAGGGGAGATTTTGTGTGGTGGCGAAATCAAATATTTAAAACTGGTATTGGTTGGGAGTATGTTGGTGTTCTTCACGAATATGCACATTGTCCAGATAGACCAGATATAAAACAAGGAAAAATTAATACACCCGGCTATTTCATTGATGCAAGAACTTTGGGTGGTGCTAGAAATGTCGGTGTTAACCCAATAGAAAAATACACCAAAGATGCAGAAGTATTCTTAAATGCATTGACTAATCCAGAGGACCCAAACTACGAACCAGAAAATGTAAGGTATGCTTTTTACCTTGCACAATCTTACTTTGATTCAAAGCAATTTGATAAAGCAAAAGAATGGTATATGAAACGAGCAGAGATGGGGGGATGGGAAGAAGAAGTTTTCTATTCCTTATTCAGAAATGCAATTTGTAGTAGTCTTATAGGAGATGATTGGAACACTACTATGCCTCTCTTCCTTGCCGCCTGGAACTACAGACCAATTAGAGCAGAACCTTTATATCAAATTGCACGAATATACAGACTCTCTGGATATCCAAGATTGTCTTATATGTTTGCAAAGATGGCAAAAGATATTCCATTCCCCGAACAAGATATTCTGTTTATCGGTAAAGAAGTTTGGGACTGGCAAATAGATGATGAACTTTCTGCGACTGCATTTTATGTTGGTCAATTTGAACAGGGATATAATGCTACGATGAAACTGCTCAAGGATAACTTATTCCCCGAAACAGAAAGACAGCGTGTGATGACAAATCTTGAACAATATCAAATGAAAATGATGGAAATTCAACAAATGCAACAACAACAGATGCAACATAATCAACAGATGCAAGAGGAACTGAAGGAAACCAAACGAATTTATGACGAAAATGAAAAAGAAAAAAGAAAAGAAAAAGTTGCCAAAGACAACGCAAAGAAAGCAAAATTAAAGAAAGAAAAAGCAAAGAGAAAAAAGCAAAAGGCATAAATAAACTATGAAATCAGGAAAATACGACATTCAAGTTGACCAAGGTTCTACCTTTATTTTTCACCTTACCTATCAGGATAGTGCTGGCACTGCCATTGACTTGGCTTCATATACTGCCAATATGCAAGTTAGAAGGTCAGTTATAGACACCGATTTGATTTTAGATATTTCGAGTGCAGGTGGTGTGACTGGTGGAGGCACCACTGGTGAATTTATTAGTGCAGTTTCTGGACCTAGTGGTGGAGGTTCTGCTTCTCTTCCCATAAGTGGTATCACTATGAATGGTGGTACGGCCGGAGTGCAGGCTCCCGTTCACGGTGGAGTTACTGGCGGAATATACATTGAAATTGATGCAGACACTATGAAAAATGTTCCCGCAGGAAAACACGCTTATGATTTGGAAATTACTTTATCAGGAACAGTCAATAAAATCTTAAGTGGTAGGTTTGAGGTTGAAGGTGAAGTAACAAGATGAGAATAGTTACACAAGAAAGTCGCCCACCAAAAGTTACTATAACTTCAAAAAATACTATTGTGATAAAACAACAAAGTGATAGAGTGTCCGTGATAAAAACCATTTAATTTGAAAGATTATTTATGATGAATTTAAGTTGTTATCGTATCCACGATGATGTTACATTGCCAAAATTAGCAACAATCGGTTCTGCGTGTTTTGATATTTTTTCTTATATCAAACCAAGTGTTCCTATTACTGTGTATGATATGAGCAATAAAAAAATGGAGCGAGAACCAGAATATGCCGATGTTCCGAAAGTCGAAATGTTCGGAATTCGATTTGACAAACATCCAAAAATAATTTTTCGTATGTTCCCAGGCGACAGAGTATTAATTCCAACAGGAATTATATTTAATATTCCATTTGGTTCTTCTCTTCGACTCCACACTCGTTCAAGCATTTCTCTAAAAAAAGGATTGATTATGCCAAACGGAGAAGGCATAATCGACTCTGACTATTATCACCAAACATATGTAATGCTGTATAACGCATCTGCCGATACAGTTCATATTGAAGACAACGAAAGAATCGCACAGGGCGAAATTGTTGAAAATACCTACACAGAAATAAATGAAACATTTCAGAAACCAGAACAAACCACAGATAGGTCTGGCGGTTTTGGTTCGACAGGAGTTAAATAATGAATCGACAAGAACTATTTAAACATCACAAAAGTATTTGTGGTGAAGCATTAAATCTTATGGAAAAGAAAAATCATGACTATGCAGGCGAAGGCGGCGATACGCCGTTTGCTAATTTTACTAGGTCGGAAGATATGGGAATCTGTTCCACAGAACAAGGATTCTTGGTCAGACTCTGCGACAAACTTTCCCGCCTATCCACTTTCGCCGCGGCGGGAGAACTCAAAGTAGACAACGAATCATATCACGATGCCATTGTTGATATTATCAATTATTGTGTGTTGTTTGATGGATTCGTTTCAACTAAAAAATCTTGACTTTACCTTTATTTGTGGTATAATTTGGTTATGAAGATAGTAATAATATCGTTCCTCGCCATAGTCGCTACCCTCGAAGGCCCGAATGTAGATAATGATTCTCGCCATGTAGACTTGTTGGCGGCTATGTGCGAGGTCGAATCGAATTGCGACCCAACCAAAGTCGGCAAAGATGATGAAATCGGCTGGTATCAAATTCTTCCAGACTTTTGGACAGATGCACTCGAACACGACCCAAGCATTGGTGGCGTTTACGAAGATGTTGCAAAGAATAAGCAGTATGCTGAAAGAGTAATCCTTGCTTATTGGGATAGGTATGCTATAATGAAGAGACTTGGTAGAGAACCTACTGATGAAGACCGTGCAAGAATTCACAACAAAGGCCCCAACGGATATAAGAAAGATTCGTCCATTCCATATTGGAATAAGGTGAAAAAGATTTTAGATGAATGAATTCTATACGAATATCTCGGTGCGGGGGAAGTACATTCTTTATCGTGGAGTGGACGAAAATGGAAACCGTATCACCAGAAAAGAACAATTTTCCCCAACCCTCTTTGTTCCTTCTCAAATTGAAACTGAGTGGAGAACACTAGATGGTTTTTATGTAGAGCCGATACAACCAGGCACCATCCCAGAAACAAGTGAATTTATAAAAACATATAAAGGTGTTTCTGGGTTTAATATTTACGGAAACACGGATTATGTTTGCCAATATATCGCCGACAACTATCCTTCGGAAGTGGACTATGATATTTCCAAGATTGTCGTTGCGAATATCGACATCGAAACAGAATCAGAATATGGTTTTCCACAGATTGACACTGCACGGGAACGAGTGAACGCGATATCCGTAGACTTCAATGGCACAATGCATGTGTTTGGGCTTGGTGAATTTAATCTCAATTCCCAAGAAGCAGACTACCAATATAAGTACGACAACGAAAAGGACTTGCTTCGTGAGTTTTTAGAAGTGTGGGAACGAGAGTCCCCCGATATTGTTACTGGTTGGAATGTTCGATTCTTTGACATTCCTTATCTTGTAAATCGTATTACCAATCTCTTCGACGAATCTGAAGCGAAGCGTATGTCTCCTTGGAAATCACTAAAGGAGCGTAAGGTCGAGAAGTGGAATCGAGAAAACACTTGCTATGAACTTGGTGGTCTTGCGACTCTAGATTACTATGAACTATACAAAACATTTACCTATATCAATCAGGCTTCGTATTCGTTGAATCATATTGCAGAGGTCGAACTTGGTGAGAAAAAATTAGATTACTCTGAGTATGATTCGATGTCGGAATTTTATAAGAACGACTTCCAGAAATTTATGGAGTATAATGTTCTAGACACTCGACTGGTAATGAAACTTGAAGACAAGATGAAGTTGATAGAACTTGCAGTGTCCCTTGCATATGCCGCCAAAGTAAACTTCAATGATGTATTTGGTCAGGTTCGTATGTGGGATTCAATCATATACCACTATCTGAATGAACACAAGATTGCAATCCCACCAAAGACTGCAAGCAAGAAGGATTCTCAGTATGCAGGTGCATATGTCAAAGACCCCATCACAGGAATGCACGATTGGGTTGTGTCGTTCGACTTGAACAGTCTGTATCCTCACTTGATTATGCAGTATAATATAAGTCCAGAAACTAAGATTGAACAACAAAAAGATTATTACATTACACCCAATAGTGTACTTGGTGAACAGTCTGACGGCTTTAAGAAAGCATTGAAGTCTCACACCGATAAAGATTATTCTGTCGCCGCAAACGGAACTTGTTACCGAAAAGACCACCAAGGATTTCTTCCTTCTCTGATGGAGAAATTGTACAAAGAGCGTAAAATGTACAAGAAGAAAATGATTGAAGCACAGAAAGAACGACAGGGGATTAGTAAATTAAATATGCCTTCTCTTGGAAAGGCCGCATTAGCAAACAAACTAGACAAAGAGATTGCGAAGTACAACAACTTCCAGTTGGTTCGTAAGATTCAGTTGAACTCTGCTTATGGTGCAATTGGTAATGAATGGTTTCGTTACTTCAATGTTGATATGGCAGAAGCAATTACTCTTTCCGGCCAGTTAAGCATTCGGTGGATTGCTGACAAACTGAATGAATTTATGAACAAGACAATCGGCACAGAAGATTATGATTATGTTGTTGCATCCGATACAGATTCTGTTTATCTTCGTCTTGGTAAACTTGTAGAAAAGGTATTAAATCCTTTTTCTGATAAAAAAGAAATTGTAGATTTCTTAGACAAAGCCTCAGAAGAAATAATTCTTCCGTTCATCAAGAAGCAATATGATGAACTTGCTAAAATAATGAATGCTTACGAAAATAAGATGGTGATGGATAGGGAGTGTATTGCAGACAAGGGAGTTTGGACTGCAAAGAAACGATATATGATGCGTGTACACGATTCAGAAGGTATTATATACGACCCACCCAAAATAAAAATTATGGGAATAGAAACCACTAGAAGTTCTACCCCACAAGTTGTTCGTGATGCATTAAAAGAAGCAATTAATCTCATTCTTACAGCAGATGAAGATAGCATCATTAAATTTATTGCTAATTTCCGTGATGAGTTTAATACTTTCAGCCCAGAAGAAATTGCATTTCCCCGTTCTGTGAACGGAATGAAAAAATATGCATCATCAAGATACATTTATGAGAAATCTACACCAATCGCAGTTAAGGGTAGTTTGCTTTACAATCATTATGTCAATCAATTAAACTTATCAGACAAGTACAGAATGATTGTTGATGGAGATAAAATTAAATTTCTCCACCTAAAGAAACCAAATCCAGTGGGTGGGGTGGCAGGACAAGACCAAATAATATCCTTTCCAAATGATTTACCAAAAGAATTTAAATTAGATGAGTTTATTGATTATGAAATACAATTCGATAAGGCTTTTTTATATCCACTGAAAAATATATTAGAAATCATTGGTTGGAATTGGGAAGAAGTTTCAACATTGGAAGGGTTTTTTGCATAATGAAGCAAAAAGTAAAAGAAATTATAATAGATATATTAAATAGTCATTTATCTACTTTGAGAATATCGTTAAAGAGTTGTCAATTAGATAAAACTTGTAGTTTGAAAGTATATGAAGATATTGTTGATAAGTGTCAACAAACAGAGTATGCAATAGAAGAAATGGAGAATTTGAAATGATTGAAGGAACATACATAGAAGCGTTGATTGATAATGCGTTTGATGGGTTAGACAGAATGCTTGGAATTAGTGAAAGAGCCAGAGAGGCAGACGGAACATTCAAAGCAGACAACCCATCTACACCAAATGTAAATGAAGCGTGGAAATCTGGCAAAAGCCCTAAGAAAGCAATCCGAAAAAGAACGAGTAAAAAATGAATATAAAAATATTAAAATTAAAGAACGGCGAAGAATTATTATGTGAACTTGTAAAAGAGAATGATGATTCATATACTGTCAAAAATCCCTGTCAACTAATACCTAGTGGTCAACAAGGCCTTGCTTTAGTTCCTTGGATTCCTTTTGGAGAGTTTGATAGGAAAAAAGGAGTTGACATTAATAAAAATGTCGTTATAATTAGTGTAGATGTTATTGATGAAATAAAATCTCAATACGAACAGCAATTTGGTAATGTCATTGCGACACCATCTAAAAAGATTGTGACGCCTGGCGAGTTACGACTATCATAGTCGATTGGAGGTAGACAATGAGAAATTCCTTCTTAAATAGTATAATTAAGGAAACTGGAAACAAGTATGCAACGATTGCGAGCGATGGTATTGATGGTTCTGATGTTACTTCTTGGACTGATACTGGATGTTTTGCTCTTAATGCCTTGGTTAGTGGTTCTCTTTATGGTGGGATACCTTCTAATAAAATTACTGCACTAGCAGGAGAATCGGCAACTGGTAAAACTTATTTTGCACTAGGAGTTTGTCATAAATTCCTAAGAGATAATCCCGATGGCAATATTCTTTACTTCGATACAGAATCTGCTGTAACTTCTGAAATGATTTCAGATAGAGGAATCGACCCAACACAAGTTGGTATTTTTCCTGTAACAACTGTAGAAGAATTTAGACATCAAGCAATCAAAATTGTAGATACCTATAAGGATTTGACAAAGGACCAAAAGAAACCAATTATGATTGTTTTGGATTCTCTTGGTATGTTATCTACAGAAAAAGAAATGGCAGATACTGCTGATGGTAAATCTACCCGCGATATGACCAGAGCCCAAATTATTAAGGCGACTTTTCGTGTACTTACACTGAAACTTGGACAGGCTGGAATTCCTTTGATTCTAACAAACCACACATACGCTGTGATTGGTTCAATGTATCCTACAAAAGAAATGGGTGGTGGTTCTGGTTTGAAGTATGCCGCTTCTACTATCATTTATCTCTCTAAGAGAAAAGTAAAAGAAGGCACAGATGTTATTGGTAATGTCATTCATTGCAAACTTCAAAAGAGCAGATTAACAAGAGAAAATGCACAAGTAGATGTTATGCTTGATTACAAAGAAGGTCTTAATCCTTATTATGGTCTAGTAGATATTGCATTGAAGTATGAAATTTTTAACAAGGTATCAACTAGAATTGAATTGCCAGACGGAACAAAAGTTTATGAAAAGTCTATTTACAAAAACCCTGAGAAGTATTTCACCGATGATATTATGGAACAACTTGAGAAGGCTGTTGGGGAAGAGTTCAGGTATGGGACAGGAACAGGAGATGATGATGTTTCATCGGATGCAGATGGAAGAACAACAGAACAAGAACTCCTCATTGATTAAATATACCTTTGCTCAACACGACAATGCAAAAACCCAACCAATAAAAATAATTAACGGCAAATATGCGGGATTAATTTTTTCAGTTGGCCGTGTACAATTTTACGAAAAAAATGATAGACATCATTTAGAATTTGACTATAATATGTTAGAAGGGGACGACCCAAAGGACGAAGAGTTTCACGAAACAGTAGGTGATATTATTTCGGATATTTTAGACAAAGAACTAAGGAACAATCCCGAAGGAGTTTTTGTAAGTGATGAAGACTATAGAAAAATCAATTCTGATAAACCTTCTGAAGAATGAAACATATTCCAGAAAAGTAATTCCTTTTCTGAAACCAGAATATTTTTTTGACAAAGTAGAAAGACTGGTGTTCGCATCAGTTTATGATTTTATCATAAAGTACAATGCTTTGCCAACACAAGAAGCAATAGTTATTGATTTAGATACTAGTAAGTCAATAACCGAAGAAGAAAACGAAGAGGCTTCCGTTCTTCTTGATGGGTTATTTTCTGAAGATAAAGAATCTAATGAAGAGTGGCTTATAGAAAAAACAGAAAACTTTTGTAAAGAAAAGTCAGTCTATAATGCAATAATGGAATCCATTCATATTATGGATGGAAAATCAAATAGTCAAAAGACAGAAAACGCAATACCAGAAATTCTATCTGAGGCACTTTCAGTTTCGTTTGACACCCATATCGGGCACGACTATATTGAAGACGCCGATGAACGATTTGATTTCTATCATAAAGTTGAAAAGAAAGTTCCATTCGACATTACATTCTTAAACAATATCACAAATGGGGGAACACCCAGAAAAACATTAAATATTATAATGGCAGGCACTGGTGTCGGTAAATCTTTGTTTATGTGTCATCACGCCGCTTCTTGTTTGTCACAGGGATTGAATGTGTTATACATTACTTGTGAAATGGCAGAAGAAAGAATCGCAGAAAGAATTGATGCCAATTTAATGGATGTTACTATTGATGATTTAAAAGAACTACCAAAAGAATCATACGAAAAGAAAATAAACAAAATACACCACAACAACTCAGGAAAATTAATAGTCAAAGAATACCCAACAGCAACAGCAAGCACTAGTCATTTTAGACATCTTCTAGAAGAATTGAAATTGAAAAAGAAATTTATTCCAGATATTATGTTTGTTGATTATTTAAATATATGTGCATCTTCCAGAATGAAAATGGGTTCAAATATTAACTCATACACTTATGTCAAAGCCATTGCTGAAGAACTTAGAGGACTGGCAGTAGAAAATGACATTCCTGTTTGGTCTGCCACACAGGTAAATAGAACTGGATTCACCTCTACTGATTTTGGATTAGAGGACACTTCAGAGTCATTTGGTTTGCCAGCAACAGCAGATTTTATGATTGCTTTGATTGCAACAGAAGAACTTGATGAACTAGGACAAGTACTCGTAAAACAACTAAAAAATAGATACAATGATGCCGCAACGAATAGAAAGTTTATAGTAGGAATCAATAGAGCAAAAATGAAATTATTCGATTTAGAAGATAGTGCCCAAATTGGGTTGATTGGAGCAAAACAAATAACAGAAAAAGAAAATAATGAATTTGATGATTATCCCTCGTACTTAGAACCAAAAAGAACAGAAAAAGAAAAATTTATAAATTGGAAAGTTTAGGAGATATCCAATGGAAAAAGAAAACAACATGAGCGACAAGGAACTCCAAGAATGGGAAAAATGGGCAGAGGAATGGCTCATTGAAATGAAAGAAGAAGAAGAAGAGAAAGAACAAAAGAAAGAACAGTGACTACTTTTATTGATAAAATGTTTATTGATAGAGTTTCTCCCACCTTAAGAAATTTTAAGTGGAAAAAGAATGACCTAGCAAATTGCTCTTGTCCTATATGTGGCGATTCACAAAAGAATCAAAGAAAGGCTAGGGGATTCTTTTATCAAAAAGGTAATGATTTTTTCTATAAATGTCACAACTGTGGTGTAGGTCACAACATATATAATTTTTTAAAAGAAGTATCTCCTTCACTATGTAAGGAATATTCTCTAGAAAGATTCCGTAATGGTGAATCTGGAAAGTCGAATTACAAAAAGCCCAAGGAAAAAGAATTGTTTAATTTTATTGATAGTAAACCAAAATTTAAAAGAAAGGATGAAGTTCTAGACCAACTAGAATGTCTTTCGAATTTACCATCAGACCACATTGCTGTTCAGTTTGCAAATGTAAGAATTATTCCCAAGCAACATTGGGGATTGTTGTACTATACTGATGACTTCGGTTCTTTTATGAAAGAACTTGACCCGTCCTGTGCATCGGCTGGTAAAGAAGAAAGATTGGTTATTCCATTCTTCAATAAAAGTGGTGATGTTGTTGCCGCTCAAGGCAGGGCATTAACCATAGAAGATGAAATGAATGCAAGAGCAACAGCAAAGTATATCACTGTAAAATACGACAAAAGTATTGACCGTCTTTGGTATGGTATGTGGCGTGCAAAACCAAATAAGCGTGTATATGTTGTTGAAGGTCCAATTGATAGTTTGTTTCTTACCAATGCGGTAGCAATGGTGGGTGCAGGTGCATTAAAAATAATACCTGACCGTTTTGCAGAAACACCAATGACATATATTCTTGATAACGAACCACGCAACAAACAAATTTGTGCGTATGTTGAGAAGTTAATTGAGATGGGACGAGAGGTTTGTATCTGGCCGGACAACATTAAAGACAAAGACATTAATGATATGGCACACCATATGTCTACCCGCAAAATTCAAAAAATGATTGACGAAAATACATTCAGTGGACTGCAAGCGACATTGAGGTTTCGTGATTGGAGAAAAGTATGAACAAGAAGAAAATGAAGAAAACATTTGAAACTTTATTGCAATATGGTTGGATGTGGGGATGGCCCAAATATATTGACAAAGAAGGTTGGAATGAATTACTTACATTTTATAAAGAAGAACTGAATGGCGGTAAAGATTTCAAACCAGACGAAAAAAATAAAGCAAAAGCGTCGTAATGTATAAACCACTACCTAAAGAGGTTACTGTAAAGAAATCTCTTATAAATGGGTTAGGTCTTTTTGCAGAAGAAGACATAAAAAAGGGAACTCAACTTGGAATATCTCATGTGAGTGATATTAGATTTGAAAATGGATACATACGAACTCCGCTTGGCGCTTTTGTGAATCATTCAAATGAACCTAATTGTGAGTTTATTAAAGAAACAGAATTTATATATCTTGAAGTAATTAAGAACACTCCAGTGGGAACTGAGTTAACAGCAAAGTATTGGTTATATGATGTCGGATAAAGAGAAAGTATTAGACAAAGGCCTTGTCATCCTTATCGACCATATGGGTTCAGACTTAACTGTTGCGAACGCCGCAAGAGTTTCCTTTGCGACCCATAAAGATGAACTTGATGAGAAGGACGAGAAACTAATCAAGTATCTTGCAGACCATAATCATTGGACACCGTTCGCACATCCACAAATTACTTTACGAATCAAAGCACCAATTTCAATTCGCACACAATTTTTTAAGCACAAGCAGGGATTCGTGGAAAACGAAATCAGTAGACGATATGTAGATTTTGAACCAGAGTTCTACCATCCAAAATGGAGAAGAAGACCAGACAAATCTATGAAGCAAGGGAGTGGTGAATGGTTAGAATGTATTGACAGTGGTGGAGAAACTTCTGGTGGATTTACAACATTCCCTTTATATCGTGATTACGAACATCATATGAAAGAATCAATCAAACTCTATGAAGAATTAATCATACACGGTGTTGCACCAGAACAGGCAAGGTTTTGTTTACCACAAGGAATGTATACTGAATGGTATTGGACTGGCTCTCTTGCGGCATATGCAAGATTTTATAAACAACGAGTTGACGAACACGCACAATGGGAAATTCGCCAGTATGCAAAAGCAGTCGGAAAAATTATAGAACCACTATTTCCAGTTTCTTGGAACCAACTTGTAAGTTAGTATAGATATAACATTAAAGGAAAATAGATTATGGAATATATCAGTGACATCCTACCAGAAGAATTCTTACAAGGCTATAGTTCAAAGAGACCCAATTGGGGCTATAATGGTCTGGGTGAAATTGTTTACAAACGAACATACTCTCGTCTGAAGGAGGATGGAACAAATGAAGAATGGTGGGAAACAGTCGCTAGGTGTATCAATGGCGCCCAAAAGATTGGGGCAGATTACACAAAGAAAGAAGCACAACAACTTTACGATTACATCTTCAACCTCAAATGCAATTTTGCAGGTAGAATGCTTTGGCAATTGGGGACTACAACCGTTGATAGGTTTGGTGCAAATTCTCTCCTAAATTGTTGGGGTGTTTGTATTAGAGACATTGACGATTTTTGTTTCATCTTTGAAAACTTAATGCTTGGTGGTGGTGTCGGATTCTCTATTCGTAAAGAAGACATTCATGAACTTCCTCGAATTAAAGAGAATGTCTATGTCACACATAAAAAAACAAACGATGCAGATTTTATAGTTCCAGATTCCCGTGAAGGTTGGGTAAAACTCTTAAAGAAGATTCTCAAGGCCTTTTTCTATACGGGCGACTCCTTTTCCTATTCTACTCTTTTGGTTCGTTCATCTGGTGAACACATTCAGGGGTTTGGTGGTAAAGCAAGTGGTCCATCTATTCTTATTGATGGAATTGAAAATATTAGTGAAGTGCTTCGTGAAAGAGAAGGAAAGAAACTTCGCTCTATTGATGTTTTAGATATCTGTAACATTATTGGGTCTGTCGTTGTTGCAGGTAATGTAAGGCGTTCTGCTGAAATTGCAGTAGGTGACCCAGACGATTATCTGTTCCTTCGTGCAAAGCGTTGGGACTTAGGTAATGTGCCTAACTGGCGTGCAATGTCCAACAACACAATTTATGCAGATTCATATGAACATATTAGTGATGCAGTATGGAAGGGTTATGATGGAGGAGGAGAACCTTATGGTTTCTTTAATCTTCCACTTGCACAAAAATATGGCAGACTACAAGATAAGAAAAAAGATAGATGTGAGATTTTAAATCCTTGTGCAGAGATTCTTCTTGAGTCCCACGAATGTTGTAATCTCTCGGAGTTATATCTTAACAACATTACATCTAAAGCAGAATTAAAAGAATGTGCAAAACTTCTTTACAAGACACAGAAAGCAATTTGTGCTTTGCCATTTATTCATAAGAAGACAGAAGAAGTTGTTCACAAGAATATGCGTATCGGTGTTGGTGTAACTGGCATTTGTCAATCGCTCGACAAGATTGATTGGTTGGAAGATTGTTATGAAAGTCTTCGTGAGTATGATGAGAAATGGTCAAAGAAGAAGGGACATCCCGTAAGTATTCGGTTAACAACAGTAAAACCATCTGGTACATTATCTCTTCTTTCTGGAAGTACACCAGGCGTTCATCCTGCATATGCAAATTATTTTATACGAAGAGTTCGTATGTCGAGCGATGATAATCTTGTTGTCGCCTGTAGAGATGCAAACTATCCAGTAGAATATGTAAAACGATTTGACGGTACAGAAGACCGAAGCACAGTTGTTATAGAATTCCCCTGTCATATTAATGGAAAGACCATTTTAGCAAAAGATATGACTGCTGTAAAACAATTAGAACTTGTAAAGAAAATGCAGACTGTTTGGTCGGACAATTCTGTTTCTGTGACTGTCTATTATCGTCTAGAAGAACTTGATGAAATTAAAGAATGGATGGAAATGAATTACGAAAATTCCTTAAAGACAGTAAGTTTCCTACTTCATAATGACCACGGTTTTGAACAAGCACCCTATGAAGAAATCACTAAAGAAGAATATGAAAAAAGAGCCTCTAAATTAAAGGTAATGGAAAATGTCGAAACAGGCGAATTACTGAAAGAATTAGAGTGTGCCGGTGGTGCTTGTCCCATCAGATAAAAATAACAAAATTAATTTGACATCCTCTATTATTAATGTATAATGGAGGACTAGTATTAATGTAAATGTCTACATAAAAGACATTCATTAAATCAGAGGGGTTATTTTGACCCCGCAAGGTACAATCCGTACCGCCCTCACAGATTGGCCGAGGTAAATTTCTATTAAAGGAGAAAGAATTATGGCTAATAAAGAAGTATGTTGCACTGGAGATGTTGTATCGACCACTTTAGGTCGAGTAGGCATCAATCGAAGTATGCTAATTACACTAGCACTGGTTCCATTCGCTTGGGATGGTGTTGTATGGTGTGGTCAAGCACTTAATTCCCTATGGGGTCTCGTAACCAACGCTGTTGGTTGAAATACTGAACTTATTCATAAAGGAGATAAACTATGAATATCTCAAAAATTGCAAAGTTCGGTATGGCCGCATTAGTAGTAGGAATTGCTACTTCGTTCGCTACAGCCGACACTAACGCAGAACTTCAACTAAGACTTGAAGCCGCAGAGGCAAGGATTGCCGAACTAAGTGTATCAGATAGTGATAACTGGTTGAACAACCAACGAGCCGAAGCGACTCGCCAACTTGTTCACGATGTTCTTGCTGATGCAGATTCAAGAGCAATGATGCAAGGTAACGGAAACCCAGTAACAGTCAATGTTCACGGGTTCTTACAAACTCGCTACTCTTACAGTGGTGGTGGTGATGATGAAGCCAATCGTGGTTTCAATCTTCCCCGCGCCCGCCTTATCTTTTCTGGTGATGTATATAACTGGGAATATAAGGTAAGTGGTGAGTGGAGCGACAGCACCAATACCTTTGACCTTCTAGATGCATATGCAGAAGGTGGTCTTCTTGGTGGAAATGTCCGTGTAGGTCAGTTCAAAGCACCGTTTATGCGTGAGGTACTTGTCAATCAGGCAGATACTCTTATGACAGAGCGTTCAATCGTGTCCAATCAGTTTGGTCAAGGTCGTTCGCAAGGTGTTCAATACAGTCGTGACTTCGGTATGCTAGATTTTGCTGGCGCATATACCGATGGTTTCGATACTGCTAATGGTGCAGGCGTTCAAAACGGTTCAGCATTGACTGCTCGTTTTGGTGTCGATGTTACCGACTGGTGGAATGTTGGCGCAGCCATTTCATACAATGATTTGGTTGATACTGACTACACCACTTACACTCTTGATACTTTGGTATCAACAGGTGGTCTTGACTTGAGTGCGGCTTATGTTGCAACTAGCGGTGACGCTGGCGACAACTGGGGTGCAACTGTTCAAGCAGGATATATGTGTATGGATAACTTCCAAGGTTTCGTTGCATACGAGATGGGCGAACTTGAAGGTGTCACTGAGAACCTAAGTATCTTTACAGTTGGTGGGAATTACTTCATCAACGATAATGTCAAGTGGACAACCGAACTCGGTTATGCACTAAATGGCGTTAACGGTGCTTGGGATTTGGGAGAAACAGGTTGGCGTGCTGGCGACAGTGGCGAATATGTTCTTCGTACCCAAATTCAGATTTCATTCTGATAATTTAACAATCTAATAACGGGAATGATTTCCCGATACAACAACCCCTCGCTTCGGCGGGGGGTTGTTTTTTTATACATATAATGCAACAAACCCAATAACTTTAAGGAGTTTTAAAATGACATTACAACATCGAATCTGGGCTTCCAGAATACAAAATCTTCCTAATCTAGAAGAAGACCATATGATTGGCAAGACTGTTATAGTTGGTGAGAAGATAGGGAAAGTCACAAAAGAAGTAGAAGAAAATGCAACTGGCGAAGTTTATGAAGTAGAACTAGAAGATGGAACTACCGTCACCGCCGGCGCTCACGAAATGAGTATTAGCGACCCAGCCGCAGGAACAGGTGAACCTTCAAAAGATATTCAAGCAGAAAGCACTGGTAGTGGTGATGGTTGTGGAGAAGAAACCATTCCAGAAGCAGAAGAGGAAGAAGAAGCAGAAGAGGAAGAAGAGGAAGTTGAAGAAGGCAAAGATGAAGAATATGAAAAATTCTTTAAAGCGGCATTAAAGAAATTTGGTGTTGACTCCCCTGCTGACTTTAAGAGCGATGATGAAAAGAAGAAATTCTTTGATTATGTCGATAAGAACTACAAAGGCGAAAAGAAAGAATCAGTAGAATTTTCTGCTGAAGAACTCGCCTACTTTGAAGATATCCTAAAAATCAAATCATAGTGGTGTTGCTCGTAGCGGGTCCAAAAACGCCCATTTCATTTTTTCAATAGTTGTGTATTTTAAATCATCGTGTCTATTAAGAGTATCGGTAAAATTTATCATACCATTTACATTGGGATTCCATTTGCTGATATCCCAACCATCTAAAAATACATCTATATCACCATACATTAAAAGGTCGCCAATAACCGTGGGCGTAGATGGATGTGTTGTTACCAAAAACTTTTTATCTTCTAAAAGAGAATCGTAATAACTGTGAACATTGTTTGTTTCGATTATACAATCTGCTCTTTGTTTTAAAACTTTATTAAATCCTTTTTCTTTGGCGTGAAGAAGACCAGAGGCAACCAGTTTAGGATGTCCATAACCAATTTCTGTTTGGTCTATCTCTTCTTTCCAATCAACAAAATCACACAAGTCAAGAGTCTTATCGTATGGTAGTTCTCCGTGTCCAGTTAATATTATATAAAGATTAGAATTATTAGAAAGGAAATGATTCACACAAGAGTCAATTTCATCTTTTTTGTATGATTGATTTTCGCCTATCCAAACATGTGATAACAGCAAACAATTTTTAGTATTCATAATTAAACCTCTCTATATCTTCTGCATATAACTGTTTTACAATTTCCTTTGTATCCGAATCATAATATTCTCTGTAATCTTTTTTTCTTGGACTTGTTCGGTGTCTTCCTATTGCTCTATACCAACCATCTGGTTCAAACAGAAGAGTATCCATTACACTGTTCCAGTCCTCATTGAAATTTTCTACCTTCCCGATAAACTCAACCCCTTCAATAAAATAAGAAGCAGGAAAATAATGAATTGTGTGGTCTTCTGGTTGGTTTGAAAGAATTTCTGGCAATCTTTCTTTGACAAAAACATCAAATGGTTTGGGCGTTTCTTTATTCCATCTTTCTCTAATCCAGAAATCGTTAAAAGAAGAAACTACTCTGTTCCAAGGATTTCTTACAAAAGTAAATGAAAAATAATTTTCTACTTCTGGATTTTCTTTAATACATTGTTCATATGTCATATGATGTTTGAGGGGCAGAGGGTCCGCTCTCTCTGGGCTGTATTCGGGCCAATACATATCTTTAAAAAATATATGCACGGATGAACCTGCACACTTTGGTACATGAATAAAAACAAATTTTTGGTCATTACATATAAACATTTTAGTACGGCAAGGGAGATTTTTTGACTATATCATCTTGCATCATATCTTCCATTACTTTAATTGGCCAATCAAAAGTCTTCACTGTAGAATCCCATTCGATACCCTTGCCGGCCCATTTAACACTATATGAACCTAATAAGTTTACATCAATGATATCAAAGAGGCTAACAAACGCATTTTTATCATGTACAAAGTTTTCAAACTCAATCTTAGTAAGTGTGTAGATATAAGAACTTGCAAGAATATTTTCTGCTACACCGTAGTGGAAACTCGATGAACCGTCGGCAGGGTATACATTATGATACGACACATTCTGCTTCATCCACGGAAGACATTCGCAGGTTTTACAATAATTTATATTTATCCATTCATATGTTTCTTGAAGCCTTTTTGTTTTTGCTACAAACATATGGTCGCCAATATGTTGTCGCCAATCATCCCAATATTTTGCAAAGATATTTGCAAATACCAATTTTTCTTGGTCTTTTTCGAATAGGTGTATTAATTCCTTGAAGTCACTAAAGTATTCGTCACTTCTCATTTTTATTGTGGCATTACTGGTACACTTTTTAAGTCCTTCGTATGTTGAAGTAATCGACCACCAAAATGTACTATTGTTTTGTGGTCCTTCGTTGGTTGTTTGTTCAATGTCTGGTAAGTCAGTTTCAACAACGGTTATTGGACCAACCCAGTCAATCACAGAATATAGTTTATTTTTTAGTTCAAGAGAATCAGAGGACCAATGCGACACTACAATTTCATCAACTTGGTCGTGATAATTACATTCTTCAATTGCTTGAAGAGATGTTAGATTAAGAGGTCCCTGTATTAATAATGTATATGTCATCTTGATATTTATATATTATGGTTTGGGTGATGATAAATAAAAAAAGCCACTTTCGGGTGGTTTTTTTTATATATCAGCCATTTTCTTTATAAATATATTATGGTATGAGAGTATTTAATTTAGTATATGCCTTAGCATCTATATTATGTTTAGCAAGTTGCATCGCAACCACCTCTACCTCTACCCCAAAAACACAACCAAAAGAATCCATTGTTGATTCAACCACACCTTCTCATTATATGGATGAGTGGTTTGTTTCAACAACAACAGAAAACGACCCATACCCCTCAATATGCAGTTTGCATTTAGAGAATGGTAGTTTATTGGGAAGTGGAATCCTTATCCGCCCAGATGTAGTTCTAACGGCAGGTCATTGTATCGACGAAGACAATATCTTTTCTGTATTCATAGGACAAGAAGAGATAATGGTGAAGGATATGATGTTACATCCCAGTTACAGCGATACATTTGGGCGGGTAAGAAATGACATAGGATTGATATTTCTCGAATGTGATTCAATATACGAACCTGCAACAATAGGGTGTGTAGAATGGATGGAAAGATATCAAGATATTACAACGGTTGGCCATTCTTTTTATTATAAGAAGTATAGCAAACCAGGCGTATTCAGATATTTCGGTGTTGTATTAGAAGAACCGAATGAAATGAAATTCATTCCAAGACCCGCATCAGTTCTGCCTGGAGATAGTGGTGGAGGCGTGTTTGCTAAGTTTAAAGAAAAGGAATATGTTGTAGGAATCATTAGTAACTATACTGTGATTACAATATTTAAAAATGAACCAATAATATCAGAATGTTCTGCTACAATTATAGCAAACTATATTGATTGGATTGAAATGGAGGTGGTTAAAAATGAGATTAGAACGCTTAATAAGATTACTGAGGATGGAAGGTAGTGTGGGAGAACGCATTGGAACTGCTTTTGTTGTTGTCCTTGGTTTTTCTGTCGGATTGTCTCTTGGAAGAATGATACTAGGATTGATATAAATATGGTATGGACAAACATGGACACTGGAATAATTTGCCTAATGATTTCAACCCTGACGATTGGTTTGGGTTTGTCTATTGTGTTACTCGTAATGACACAAAACGAAAATATATTGGCAAAAAACAAATCCATTCATATCGCCGTAAAAAAGTCAAAGGGCGAAAGAATAGAAAGAGAGTAGTCAGCGAATCAAAGTGGAGGGAATACACTGGTTCGTGTGACGACCTTAATCTAGAAATAGAAACACTGGGGAAAGAAAAGTTCACCTTTGAAGTCTTAAAGTTATGCAAGACCAAAGGAGTACTAACCTTCTCCGAAGTGGAGTATCAAATTAAAAATGATGTTCTTACTTCGCTATTAGAGGATGGTACTAGAGAATACTACAACTCTAATATTATGAGTCGTTGGTTTCTTTCTAATTAAAAAACCCCGTTCACGCACGGGGTCACACGGATTACTTTACAATAGTTTATCATTCTACGCTGAATGGGATTTCCAGACAGCAACATTTATTTCTTCTTTGTCAAATTTTTAAATCCGTTTTTGATTTTAACTTGAGCAACAATCCTCTTAGTCAGGTCGCTTGTCATTCTAGAAGCGAACCCATCACGACCAAAGATTTCTTTTCTCTCATCTGGAGTAAGATGGTCTTTGGTTTCTTCAATGAGTTCTACAATTTCTTCAATTGCTTTCTTGTTGTTCTTACCATCAATGAGCATCCATCCAACAACACCAAGTGATGCAAGGAATCCTACAATCAATACAATAAGACCAACGGTTGCAATTTCTTCGAGATAGTATTGTGATGCGGCCGCAAATCCTACGGTCAATACACCAATCGCCAATACAACACCACCAAGTCTACCACTAACCCAAAAGGTAAGGAATGCACCACCGATAAGCATACCAAATCCTATTACAAAGAATAATGTAATAAAACTGTGTAAGTTTTCGAGTGCTTCTCTTCTAACCTCTCGGTCGGATTGTTCGTACTCGGTTACTAGGTCTTCGAGTTGTTCTATCTGCCCTACCGCAGCCGACACTCTCGCGTTCGCTGACTCTAAATCTTCGAGTGCCTCTTCGACTCTTATCTGTGACTTCTCCGCACCGTCCACATGTTCCTTGATTGCCTCGGCGCTTCCCTCGATACTGTTCAGAGTCGGGTCTATGTTGTAGTTGTGGTCGTCCGGCACCAGAGCGATATCGTTTAGAATTGAGTTTGCTTGGTTGTCGATGCTTTCCAGACTTCCTGCTATCTCGCCAGTTGCGTCCGTTATCTCGCCCGTCTGCTCTTTCTGTTCTCTCAGACTGTCCACCACGGTTGAAGCGGTGTTCTCTGGATGGCCGTTCATGTCTTGCAGTGCTTCGCACCCAATCATCAGAGTTGCGACCGTTATCAGCGAGAGAATTCCTCCACTGAGCAAACCTCTCTTTGGCTTGTTCTGGTGTGAGTTTACCTTCTGCGATTGCCGTTCTGAGTCGTTTACCGACTGCATGGGATGCATTGTCCCGTTCCATTTCGTGGATGGTTCCAAATTTTTCTCTCTCATCATTTACCTCCGAGTCCTGTGCAACAATTGGTGTTGCGAATAATAATACTGCCAATGCAATTAGTGTTTTCATTTTTTTTCTCCGTGAATTAAATATGCCATTATACCTGTTGTTTTGTCTTGAATAACAATCGGCACGCCAGGATTTTTGTGGGCATAATCACGAATCTCTTGGTTGTCAATGTTTTCCATATTTAGTCTTTTGTTCCATCGTTCATATCGTTTTCTTCCGTGCATACAAGTGTAATATTCGTCACTGCTCAATTCAAACACTTCAGCACCTGCAAACTTTTTACGCTTCTTTACTTTCTTTCCTAATAGTGGGTCATAGCCTTTGATTCCGCCTTCACCACCAAAGTGTGGCGACATCCCACCACCAACTGAATTCGCTGGCGCTTCTTCTTCTACTTCTTCGCCTGGTGTATCTTCACGATAAGTATCAAGTAGTTCGTCTGTTCCTTCTTCACCTGCACCGTGTTCTTCGTGTACTAAAAATGGTCTAATTTGAGAATCGTGCATTTCAACTTTCGAACCATCTCTAAATTTTACTTTATATACTGAATCTGTTCGGGTTTCGCCAACAGATACAACAGTAATGATTCTGCCCCTTCTATCTCCCATCTGTACTGTTTTTCCAAGGAGAACAGATTCAAGATTTATTTCTTTTTTAAATTTTTTGAAGGGTTTCATCTTATATCCTTTCTATATCATATGATGAAAAAACTGTTTCGTTTATTTTAAACAGGGGAATTTCTAACACAGAATCAAAGGATTCTCTATCTTCATAAAAAGTAATATTCTTTCCGTTTAATCTATATGTTCCTTTAGGAATAATTAAATCTAATTTATTAAAATCTTCATTAATTCCTTCTTCCATCAAACCATTTTCTGTAAGATAATCAATAAACAATCTTTCTATTAGATTATCATCTTCCACGCCCATCTTTTTGGCTTCTTCTTTTAAGAACCATACTGCGGCAGCGGCTCCACCCAATCGACTCTTTCCGCCTGGAACTAAACTAACCAATCGTTTGATATTAAAAATAACCTTATGAATGTTTGTGTATTTTGAACCTGCACTTCTTGCCGCATCATCTGCTTCTTCAGAACGAATTCTCTTTCCCTTCTTATCAATTATACCAAGTTTATAGGCGTCCGTTTTTTTCCACGGAGTCGCCAACATTTTGATAAACTTGTATGCCAAGTATGTGTCTACTAAACCTATACCCATTTTAAATGTTCCTTAATACCTTCATAACTTCTGTGTGTAGTGGAATTGATATTATGTCTACCTCTGGTGTTCTTAAATCTAATGGTAAGTATTTTAGATATATTAAAAATGTCTTCAATACTGAATGAAATTCTTCTTCTATTTTAAAAAACAATAATCTGTTCGCGTTCTCCATATCAAAAACATTATAAAATATAATAATATGATTTAAAATCAATCTTTCCTTTAATGTATCTGATACTAAATATTTTTTAAAAAGCCGTTTCAGATATTTTATTCTATTCAAATCATCATAAAATTCCTCAAGTCCTGTACAATGAGGGTTTTCATAATGCTTCATAGCAAACATAATATAGTTTTGATTGTTTAGATAACGAAAATCCATTCACATTCATACCTTCAGCCAGTTCTATTCATTTCCGCATCTGCAATACCTTCAAAATCTGCTCTACTATTAGTAGATGTTGGTGTATTTCCTACTGCTTTTGTAAAGTGTTTATTGTAAATTGAAGTTTTTGTTTCGATGGGAATATTCCCTGCATTTTTTACTTCTTGTCCTGCTTCAACTGCGGCACTTTTCAGTGTATCGTCCACAGATGCCACAGCGTTCTCTCTGTTTTTCTTCATAATATCTGCGATACTATCAACTGTTTTGTCTCTGCTTGAAAAGGGGTTTGTCATTTTATTTCTCCTAAAATTATGTATATAGGCTTTATAGTTCAATTAACTCAAAGCCAAAATTGACATCTATTGATTCCAATTGTTGTTGGGATTTCTTTTGTTCCGATAAAGTAAATGTCTTATTCACATTCACGCTAAAATTAAGTGTTTCAAGGAATCTTTTTCCTATAAGAACCAAGTATGTATTATCATCTCGGTCGCCTAAGTTGAAATTGACATCTTTGTATTCTTTCTTGCCAAACTTTATATCAAATTTGACAATATATCGTTCTTCCCATTGGTCTGAACCGATATTAATTTTTTGGGTTTGTACGATTGGTTTGGTAAACTTCTTTCCAAGAATCTTAAATGATACATTCTTGCCCTCTGCTTTTATATCATTTGCACCAATAGAATTCACTGTACCATTTCCAGTATCTACTTTGGCTTTTACTTTACCAACACCCTTGACGGTGATGTATTCCACATAGCCAATTTCTTTTGCAGTAAACTTCCAATTCTCTTTATTGAGAATGTGGTCGAGTATTATATTAATTAAATTTTCACTGCTTAATTTTTTAGATGGGTTGTATCCCATATATGGAGCCGCACCAGAACCAGGCGAACCATTCACTTCTAGGATATAATGAGTTCCCTTATTGGTGATATGGTCAACGCCAGCAAAATAACAGCCTGACATTTTGTAGGCTTGCATAATTAAATCTTTTTCTGCTTGGTTTAATTTATAAGGAGCAGTATCACTTCCAAGTGCCTTGTTTGTTCGGAAGTCTTTGCCGCCTTTAATACGCTTAACGGCTGCAATAATTTTATTGTCTAACACAAGGGTACGGACATCGTGTTTAATCTCCATATACTCCTGAAGGATAACCTCTGCTTCTTGCTTCCAGAGAGTCTGTAGAACGCTCTTGAGGGATTCCTGAGACTCAATCTTCATCACACCGATACCTTCAGCACCTGTGATTGTCTTGACGATGACAGGGAATTTGCCGCCGATTTTCTCTAAGGCAATCTCAATCGAATCTTCGTTATTAATAAAGGCTGTTCTTGGTGAAGAAATTCCATGTTGTTCGAGTGCGAGTGCAGTACTCATTTTGTTTTGGCAGAATTTCATAGCCTCTAGGTCGTTCACTGTGAACATACCCGATTCCTGAAGTACCTTCACCAAACCCATTCCTGCATTATCAACCAAAGCGCCACCACGAACTAAGCACACTGTGTTATCTGTTTTAAGTGTGATGTTTTTGTTTTCGCCATTATAGTTGTGAATAACCAGTTCGTTATCGTCCAAATCTTTATCTACGATAAATGCGTGGTTTGTATGTACTGGGTAAAAAGAAACGCCTCGCTTCTTACAGGCGTTTTCTAATCGTTCAATGGTATCAGATTTTTCGTCTGAGGAAGTTGACTTGGTGATTGCAATAAGACAAGGAGCCTTTTTTGTACCTTCTTCTAAGTGAGCAAGAGTGTCCCAATCTTCTTCGAGTGATTCTTTAATTCCCATTTCTTTTCTCAATTTTTTGTACATTTGTTTTGCAACTGTTTTGTTTCCTACGCCCAATTCAAAACTTCCATAATTTCCCTCGGTCGCGGCCGCCCTCATCTTTGAAGCAGACATTCCTTCGACTCCTTCGCTATCTGGGTCTCTGTGTCCTGCACTTCTTACTTCAAAATGGTCAAATTGATATCCGTCCGTACCAACATATTTTGAAATACTCTTTTCTAATTCGTTTACTCTATCACCACCAACAACAAGAATAACTTTTTTATATCCTTCGTCGCTTAATTTCTGCATCATATAAAACGGATTTATTATAGACTTATCATCTATAATATTTGCTCCCCTAAACATCTTTTTCATAAAATTAATTTTATCTTTTGGTGATAAAGGATTTTTCTTGCTGTCGTGACTCCGGCTTGGATAAATCCTATGCTCTGCTCTTTCTTTGCGGGCGTTAGCAACCACCGCATCAACCAGTTTTTGATGACCGATTGTAGGTGGTTGAAAACGACCAAAAGTTACAACGACAGCCTTCTGATTATCTTCATTCAGAAAATCACGAACAGATTTGCTCATCTATTCCAAGGTGCCTTTGATTTTATCCATCCCCATAGAGGGACACCAATGAGTGCGCCGCCTACGAAGCACAAAACGCTCCACCAAACGGTGCCTAAAGTTTCGCTTAAAAATGCTAATGTCATATCAGTTCTCCTTTTTTAAAACTGTTTCGATTCTCTGGTATATTTAGACCAGAGTTATTTGTCCCAATTCTTTGCCGCAGTAAAATTCTGCATTGAAAATTCTAATCTATCTACTAGTTTTAAAGCCTTGTTGCTAATTCTATCTACTGCAACAAAACCCTCTGGTGAGGTTACTTCAAAACCGTTTTCTGTTTTTATGAAAGTTCCTATCTGTTTAACTTTCTCTAATTGTCTAATAATGTATATTTTTGCTTTCACTAAAGATTGTCGCAAATCGAACATCAAATCTATTTTGCTAGAGTTCTTACCAAGATAGGTAAGCAATTCTTGTCTAACCAAGTTTTTACGCTCTTTTGCGGCGTCAGTCTTTAATGAATCTATAGATTTCTGCATTTTTGAATTCATATAATTTGAGAATCCCGCCGCAGATTCAGTCCCGCCGGCTCCCTGACGAACAAGACTGTTGCTATAGATTTTTACTTGTGAAATAATCATAGTTTGTGATAACAACTTATCTATAAAACTCTTTGAACTTTTTAATTTATTTTTACAATCCTTCAAAAGAGCATTTATATCACTCGTTTCCTTTCTTGTAAATGTTGCAGTCCCTGATGTATCCCTAAAATCTGCATCCGTAAACCAGACAGCCCTAGTCTTTACAAGAGAACTTACTTGTGGGTTAAAAGATGCTTTCAAATCTTTAATTGTCTTTCCTGTATATTTTGTATGCCAAACTACCCCAATTTTAGCACTGTTCATTTGTTTTGCTAAATCTGAATTAGCAGGAACGGAATAGGAAATGGTATTAGGCTGAAAAACGATATGTGATTCGCCATCAATGGTTTCTTTTGATATATCTCCACTGGTAAACATAATGTCTCCCTGAAGAATTCCTCTAATTCCCAATTTACCCAAATTTGATAAAGCAATTTTGAGTTTTGCGGCTAATTGACCAGAATGATTCTTGTCTACATCCGCACTTGTATAGTTTATTTTTGGTACAACATTGAATAATGATTTGGTCGCCACAAAAAACTTTCCGTTTTCTGGATTAATTCCTGCAAATACAGCAGGCGCACCATCCCATTTTACTGTTACATTTATGGGTGATTTTGTATTTCCATCCAACATAGAAACCACCGATTCCATAAAAGAAATGGCTTCATTAACACCAGAAGAACCGTCATTTAGAACGGAATCCTCTATATGTTCCATATGGAGGTTTTTACCCTCACTCAAAAAGTCTTTTAATCGCTTCATTTAATCCTCTACTGTTATTAGTATTTATACATATTATGTAATGTAACAACACTGATTAAGGAATTTCTAACAAATGCAAGTCAACAATTCATATCCCAATAGACCAGTAAGACCGAATTTCACTGATATTCGGACTATTCAAATATTCGACCCAATAGTAATTGGACAATCGGCAGCAACCACCAAATTTGCGGCATTGTCTGCAACAGGTGCAACATTAGAAAATGGTGTACGAATCAAAAACACATCGCCAGCAGGCACTCTGGCTATTGGTGTTACTGGTCCTTATCCCGATGGACTTAACACGGTTGGAAACTCAACTGGCGGGTTCGAACTTCTTCCAAGCGAAGAACTATTCATAGAGGTCCGTGACCTATCTAAACTTCTTATTAGAGGAACTACTTCCGCAACTGCTTGTTGGATTGCTAGTTGAAAGAAAAATTCAACAAATCTGGCAATAAAGGAAGAGGTAGACATTCTCCCACTAAGAATATGTCTCGCTATAAATTGGTGAGGCGGCATCCACATCGTTACTCTAGTGTTGATATTAGTCCATCATCCACAACAACAATATCAAGTACTGGTTCACAAACCTATACTGTTGGAAAGGGTGTTGACAAACTTAACATTGTAATGTATGGTGGTGGAGGTGGTGGAGGCGAAGCATCCGAAGGGACAAGTAGAGGCAATCCAGTTAGTGAAGGCGGCGGTGGTGGAGGTGGTTCTAAATTAGTAATCATACTCGATGAAGTTCCAAGCGGCACTGTTCTTACTTTTAATGTTGGAGCAGGTGGCGCTAAAGGTTCTGGCAACGCCTGTGGGGCGGATGGTGGAAACACAACTCTTTCATATGGTGGTAAAGATTTTGTCGCGGGTGGTGGTGAAGGAAATTCGTCTGGCCACGCCATTCCCGTATGTGCTGATGATGGAAGTGGTGGAGTAGCAGACTGTGATAGTTTTGGTGATTGTACTGGAACGAATGGAAATAATGGAACAGCAAAACACAATAACTCAACACAAGTAGGTGGTGCCGCATTAGGAGATAGTGCGGGGGCCGGAGGTCGAGGTTCTGGTGATAATGCCTCTCAACTCAACGAGGCGGGCGACAATGGAAAAGTGATTATATCGTGACTAGAATTAGGGTGAATATACCCGAAGGTGTTTCTGGTAATTTCCGTATAGAAAAAAAAGAAATAAATCGTTGGGCTGGTTCAAAAGAACCACAAGATACCTATACTCTTTTATATAATGAATGTCATTGCATTATGCAAGACACCACAAGAGAATATCGAGAACACGAACAGTTTTTAAACGATGCTCACGGTAATATTATTATTGGTGGACTTGGACTTGGAATGGTAAACCAATCCTTAATGGAAAATCCAAATGTAACTTCAGTTACGATTATAGAAAAGTACCAAGAAGTTATAGATTTGGTCTGGCATCATTGTCCAAAGAACGAAAAGATTCGTTTGGTTCACGCAGACATTTATGAGTGGGAGCCAGATTCAACTTGGGATATTGGTTGGTTTGATTCTTGGTGTGGCGAAAACGAACACACCGAATACCAAAAACTTATGAACGAAAAATATAGTACATTATGCAAAGACATTCGGTTTTGGAAAGCCTTTGGTGTTAGTATGGGGTGGGGAAACAAATCAGAATGTTGGGAAAAGGCGTCTAAAGATTAACCATTCCATCGTTGGTGCTATACCAGATATCATCAAATAACGCCTTACACCAAATCAAACAATTGCAACAAGGTTTGCTCATACGCATATCACAAAACCGATTGAACCTAAAGTTTACCAGTTTTAGATTATCCTTTGGTCCTCTATAACGCAAAAGTGCATCCAATTCTGAATGCACTTCGTCAAAGAAATAACCATACTTCTTCGCCAGCGGATGTGTCCGAAAGTTATTCGTACCAACAGAAACAATCTCATTCTTACGAACAATAATTGACACATGTTTCTTTGGACGAGGAATCTCTAACGAGACTGGCAATGCCATATCCGTTAACTTTAAAATTTTCTTTTCGTTCATTTCAATAACAGATAAAATATACCACTTAGCAAAATTAAATCAGCAATCAAAGACCATATAATATAGGTCTTGAATAAAACAGATGCTGATTTTTTTGTGAAAGGTTTCATCTAATTCTTTTCCCGTTTCCTTTTTTAGAAGTTCTTGCACAAGCATTTCCCTTCTTTCGAAACAGTTTTGAAGTTCTGGGTTTTCCTACTGAAACTCTATTTGAAATCGCAGGGTCGTATCCACTATTTTTTGCCATAACTAATTATCCTTATCGTCTTTCTGTGGAATGTCTGTCATATCAATAATTCCACCTTTTTGCATTAGACCTTTTTTAGAATTCTTTTTCTTTTTAGGAAATGCCTTTTCGTAATTCTCAGCATATTTCTTCTGGTCTACTGGCCGGTAACGGTCACCCTTACCTGCTTGGCCATTAGTCATCACACTCACCGCATTCACAGCACTTGCCCATAATCCACTTAAGCAAACTACATTTTGTCTTTCTAGTTTCTACAGGCCAGCATTGATTACACGAAGGAACTTCGCCTAAATTGTTCATTGCTCTTTTTGCTGTTTTCTTGACTTCTGTTTCAGTAAGAAGGAGGTCTACTGGCACTCCATCCACTTCAATACAAGTATGTAAATAATCACTCATAATATCTCCTTTACTGTCTGAGTTTTAAATGCCTTGGATGGGGTCGCCCCCACCCAAGGGTCCGTAGCCGCTCAAGCGGCCATTGCGTAACTGTTGTCAGTTAACTTTTTGCAACGCTTTTGTCAAGCCTCGTTGCCAACCTTGGGTATCTACTTCTTTGTTACTTACTATCGAATCGACTCCATTCGCCCCCATCAGAGACACCCTTGCGACTTATTGCTTCCTAATTAATGTTATGTGTAAAAAATAAAATTAAGCAAGGGTGCCTCTGGTGGAGGCGGGGAGATTCGAACTCCCGTGTTCGATAACTTTTACTCCGATATTAACAATACCATTTCTATTTAGTTACTTTGTTGAACAAAATCGTAAATCTTGTTTGCTTCAACTAAAATTTCTTCGTGCTTCGGAAATCCAGGCCGAACCCCAATAGGACAAGTGGCAGTTATTTTCGTTCCATCTGCCTCTCTATCTCGTTTCCAATCTTGAAAATCTTGCCACAATGCGTGGTCTTGATAGAACTGGTCCATCAGCCTTTGCTGTGCCTGTTGGTAAATTTCGTAACGCAATTCATATGGATTTTTCATAAATTTTTTCTCCTTGTGTTTATGTGTGTGTTAATCCAAAAATATATATGCTAATCTTCCATTAGTCCTCTACCAAAATCTTCATATTTGGCATTCCGTTCTGTTTCGTATTCTTCTCGTTGAATCCATTTTGTTCGTTCTTCGTCGGTTTTACACTTATCCCAATCACTAGGAATATAGTTTTTATTATTCCATTCGTCCCAGATAAATTTCCATTCACGATTCCAAATCAATTCATCGGTCTTGTATGCATTGTCAAGCATTTGTTGACCTCGCTCAGAAACCCACGCATCAAATTCGTGAGTAAATCTTGCGGTGTTCATTCCGCCATTATCTGCAAACTCATCTGCAAGAATAATATTACCAGTTATAAAACAATATGCACAATCGCTCATATTATATCCTCTTTCCACAGTTCGTCTGTGAGTTTATATTGAAGTCTTTCACATTCTTTTTCTCCATCGCCTCTACATTTACCCGTAACAAATTGTTTTATGTGTATCATTTCGTGTACAACCGTAGCAACAAAATCACGAATGTTTTGGTCGTTGGCAATAGTAATATGGTATTTGTTGTTTTCTTCTTCTGAACAAGTTCCCCAACAATCATAATCTCTAAACTTTCCAATCCTCACATCAATATTGGTTTTTATTTTGTAATGATTAAAACACCACACAATAACCCTGTCTGTAATTCTTCGTTCGTGTTTTTTCCCACCAGTAATCTTAACCATCATATACCTTTCAACACGCCTGGCAGGATTCGAACCTGCGACTTGCGGTTTAGAAGACCGCTACTCTATCCACTGAGTTACAGGCGCTCAATAAGAGCGGCGGGACTCGAACCCGCACTTGACAGATTTTAAGTCTGTTGCCTCTGCCAATTGGGCTACGCTCTCGCAGTCCAAGTAACTCATCTCAATAACAAAAATTCAAACATCAATGTCTTTCCAATCCTTTTCGGCAATACGATGTAATGCCCAATATCCCATTCCACTAGAAGGGTCTAAAACTTCATCACCAACTTCTTCAAAAATGAATGGACGACCATTTACATACGAAGTGTAAATTGGTGAATCATATCCCATTCGTCCTCTCTTAAATACTTCTTTCTTTCCATAACTAATCCAATTATTTTTACAGTGATTTGTTCCAATCAAATATGCTTTTGCATCGGGATTGTTTTGAACAGCACCCTGTGGTACAGATAAAATACTATCTTGGTCAAATTCCTCACCAATACGCCGCAAATCATTTTCGAGATTCCCGCTATCTTTCAAGTCTACTACAAAAAAACTAATCTCTTTACCAACAAGTCCTGACATACCTTCAGGATATCTACCGTGTAATGTTGTTACGCCATATCCTCTGGACTTCAGTTGTGATAAAAGACTCTTGTTTCGTT